TTAGACGGAGACTTCACTGGTTTCTTGCTGTTGTTGTCCTTTTTGTTCTCCATTAAAGTATTTAGGTTTTGAGTATGGGCTTGTATTTGCATTATTATTGACTCCAGCAGAAAGAAGGTGAGTTATAATAACCTCCAAACTTTCCGTCTTAATAGAGAAGTTTTTTGAAAACTTTTTACCCCCATCGTTAATTTCAAACATGATGTCTCCAAAAAAATCCTTGTTTTCGTAACAAGTTATAAAGATAGAAGAACCACTTGGATCAACAAGAATTGTCCAAAGTCTCGGATCATGTATACCATATTCGGAAAACATTTTCCATACTATAAATCCAGAATCTTTTAGTCGTTTGATAAAATAACTTGGAGTTTTAAGCGAGTTTTTATTTTTTTTGGTTTTCATTTGATAAGAGATGACATTACGTATAACATTTTATTATAATTATCGAGTATTTCAAATATTACAAGACCCAATTTAGAATTGATTTTAACTAAAATATCCTTTCCAGAACATTCCATAAGTCGAAATATTTCAAAACTGAATGGAAGTGATTCGATTGAATCTCCATCATAGGAATCCGATATCTGTAAAGTGATAGTATCTATGTTGTTTCTAGTTTTATCCGTCAATTCAGCATATACATCTTCCTTTCCCGTTGAAATGTATATTTTATTGGAATCTGAACTGAAAACAGAGCCTTTAATCAATTCTTTAACATAATCATTTCTCAATATAAAAGTTGTATTGAATTCAGTATCATCCAATTTTTTAAGATTTAACTTAGGTTGCTTGATGATACCGTTCTCCAATAAATGATATTTGAATTTTATCGATTTATCCTTGTATGATAGATTATTTTCTTCAATCTCAAAAGAAATTTCATCATTTCTCGAAATAGCATCAATCGCCCTAATGAGTTTTTTAATATCAGGACAATTTAAAACAATTGTTTCATCGCTATCACTCTCAGTAGTAAAACATGTGAAAAAAATAACAGAATTATCAGATGTACAAACCTTGCAACTTAGTAAATTTTCATTTAGTTCTAAAATAGAAGAATCTGAGATTTTAGAAATTGGAAGAAGAAAATTCTTTACAAATAAACTTTTATTTTTAATTTTTATTGTTTTTGACATGCTTCAAAATTATATCAAGTTTCGATTCAATGTCAAAAAGTTTCTTATGAAGATCCGAAACCTCTGGTTGTTTAAAAAGAGGAAGCTCTAATTGATTTGAATCATTTTGAGGTATTTGAACTTTAGTTGAAACTTTATGTTGTTGTGTAAAATTTTGGACAACTGGTTGCTCTACAATGTTATGAATAACTGGTTGTTGTGGAACATGTCCTTGATAATGCACTGGAGCGATTTGATTCAAAAAATTATTCGTTACTTGAGAAGTGGAATCCAAATTCGAAGGTGAATTCATTCCATGTATACCATTTGGTAAAATATTGTTATAATTAATCTCACCCTTCCTTAAAGTACTGGAAGGGTTTGTGATCAACGAATCAACTTTTGTCCTCAGTTCCGAGATTGGGCCAGAAATAATACCCTTTAGTGCTTCGAGCACTAAAGGGTGATTAGGTGGCAAATCTCCTTCAGGTGAGATTTGATCGAGGTTCATGATTATGCGTCAAGATCAGCAAGCAATTTCTGAATGTTTTCATCATCAGATGAATCAGTTTTCGGAGTTGAAATTGACACAGAATCTTTATCAGATGCGAGATCTTGAACTTCTTTTGTTGTAGAATATGTCTTACTCTCATGTAGAAGAGTCTTCTTGGCGAAGAAGTGTTCGTCCAATGTTTCCAAAAGTTCTTCTTGCGATTTGGTTGGAATTATCGATGTCAGATCATATGCTGAGTTATACACTTCATCAATTTTTTCATTAGAAAGACCCTCGATCTTTCTAGGTAGAGTAAACTTGGAAGAAACGTATGTGATATAATCACCTTGCTTCTCACACTTAATTTTAAGATTAACACCATTCTCAGAAAGATCGAAAATTCTTGCACCGAAATCTTCAGAACCTTCACCATCGATTGCATCGGAAATAATTTTGTGTAGTTGTTTTCCGTAGCGAATGATCTTCATTGTTCCATTGTTTTCAGGAGTTGTTGGATCATCGACAACGTATGCATTGACGAGCCACCTCTCATTTCTACGAAGAAGGTTCGCCTTTGCCTTTTCCTCTTCGTCACCGTTACGGAGAAGCTTGTATTTGGCATCTGTGATAGGACACTTCTGACCAAATGTTGCAGGAGACACTACACTGGTATATTGTCCTGTTCCAAAAGATTTCCAATCATAAGTGTAGTAATGAAAGAATGTCTTTTCTGGTTCCGAAACATTTGGAACAAGACGAACCGTGTAAGTTTTATCTTGCTCAAACTTCATGATGTTTTTGGTGTTTGATTGTGTTGTGTTTTTTTGGAGAGCATTTTTGATGCTGTCGAACATTTTGGTATTGAATGTACTCATAGTTTCAGACTTCATATTAACTCAAACTTCAATTATTGCAAGCTTTTTTTCTAAAATTTTTAAGCCCTCTTTTGAGATTTTAAGACATTTCTTTGATGTGTAGTATTTTGTCCTAAAAATAGAAAGTTTAGAAATAACATCTCCAAGCATGAATTCCAATAATTCGTAGTTATGTTTATTGACCACCTCTTGAAAATTATCAAAAGACAAGCAGTTGTAAATTGAAATGCGTTTTTCTTTCAAGTGTAAAAAAACGGTAGCCATTCCATTTGTCATATGATTCAAATAGGAATTTATTTTAATTTTATTTTCTTTACAAAATGAATATATAAAAGACATTCCATCAATTACAGCCTTTCTCTGAATATCTGAATCTGGATCGGAATATGTTTTTTTCTTCTGATATAGATTGTAAATCTTAACAGCTTTTTGACTCAAATAAAAATCTAGATTGAAATTTTTTTCATCTTCGTAAACCTCATACGGAGCTTCAAAAAAATCATTTAGATTTACATAGGGATTTCGATTAAAAAAATTCTCCAATTTAAGCAAAACAGGATATTTCTCATCATTTTGAATATCGGAGAAATCTTTTCTCAATTTAAAAGGTTGATTCTTCTTGCTTCTGCTAACCCTCAAATACGTATTATAAATTGTTTCAATATTTCTCACCGTAGAGAATCTAGGATTTTTTTATTTTTTTTGTTATTCACGAATTTCATAACATATTTCGACTTATAAAGAGTCGAATCGTGTTCCAAGAAAATTTTAATAGCCGACATGTCATTGTCAATATTATGAAGCATTTTAAAAAAATCCCTTAATTTCTTATCTTGCATATAAGAAAGAAGAATCGATGCGTAATTCATTTTTTTATTATTCAATATGCTCACAAAACTGCAAAATGAATTGAAGATGTGCTCTCTTTCCAATTGTTCTTTTTCTGAAATCATAATTTTATTTGTTTCTTATCCAATAATTTAGTAAATGACATGAATTTTTCCGTTATTATTCCTCCTGCGGTGTTTTTATAACCACCTCCTTCTGTCAAACTTTGAGAAACTTTTGACAAATCAACATTTGAATAATGGTTCTTTCTGAAACTTACTTTTTGTGTGTCGATATTTACAATGATGGCTATCTCATATCCCAAATTGGTCAATTCTGCTGCAACTTCATTAATACATGTATCGGCGAATGTTGCGATGACTTTTCTAAAAACACCTTGGATTTTAACATCTCCAACATAAAATTCCGAAGCATCCACTATTTTTTTAATTTTATTTTTATAAAAATCTATGATTTTTAATTCATTTTCATCAAATTGATTGAAACCTTCGTTAAATCTCTCTTTTAATTTTTGTGTCTTGTCTCCTTGGTAATTCCAATATAGCATGTTTATACCTACAGATAATTCCCTCTCAATAAGACGATATGATATATAGTCATCCACAAGTGCAACAAACTTTCTCTGTTCCGCTGTTATTTTTCGATCCGAAAGTTTATCTTTTAGATGCCTATAAAGACCCAATACAGTTGAACCAAATTCCAATACCGTAACCTTTGCATTTATATAAGAATCTTTACAACGTTTAACCTCTTGATGGTGACTGAAAATCTTAACATTTTCTCTATCAACCAAATCCATGATTGGACAAGTATCAAGTGCAACAAAATAAATTTCATCGTAATGTTCCATTTTGTTTTTTAAAAGCCATTTAGATACCTCACTTCTCATATTCAAGTGATTTGTGACAGTGTATGAAGGGGTGTTCCAAAGATACCAATGCAAAAGAAGATAACACGCCGATCCATCAAGATCGGAGTGTAAAAAAACATGAATTTTTTTATTATTTTGCATTTTATCTTATATAGATTTAATCAGAACAAATCAATCTTCAAGTGCTTTTATTGATCGATTGAAATCAACCAATTCATCAGTCTCGTTTTGAATGTCCTCTTCTTCCAATGTAAGTGTAGTATAATCGATTTTCAAAAGAGTAGAACCGAAATTTGGACCAAAACGATTCTTCGCTACACCCATATTTATATAACCATTTTCTTTGTCCTCATCACTTTGCCAAATGTTAAAAATACAATCAGCTGTATTGGCCAGACTAATACCTTCCGAAATAGCTTCCAAACTCGGAGCTTCTTTTGAGAAAGATGACCTCACAATTTGGCTCGCAGATATAATAGGAACTTTATGTGTATATGAAATTGCTCTCAATTGTTCCGATATGTGTTTGATTCTCTCGTACATTGTGTCTCCACTTGGACTCGACAATAGATTCAAATAATCCAAAACAAGACAATCAACCTTGATTCCCCTTTGACTGAGTTTCTTCAAATACGCTGAAATTTGAAATGGAGTAATAGTTGAAGGAGGAAATTCCTTGATCAAAATCTTGGATTTATTATTTTGTTTTCTAACATCTTCTAATTGCTCCTTCAAATTATCAAAATCCGTTTTCAATTCAAACATTGGAATTTTTGTCAATTTGGATGCAAATCGCATACCATACATGATTTCAGACATTTCAAGAGATATGACTAATGCTGTCTTTCCTTGTAGTGCCACATTTGCAGCTATATTTCCAAGGAAAATCGATTTGCCAACATTTGTCTCTCCAATGAATATGTATAGAGCCTTTCCGCTCTCCAAGAAGCCTCCGCTAATTTTATTATCAAGCCATTTCCATCCTGTGGAGATTTTGCTTTCGTTTTTAGAAAGCTCTTCAATGAAATGATCAACATTCTCAAGAAGATTCAATCCAAGAGAGGGGGAGAGATTGATACCAACCGCTTGTTCCATTTTAACTAACAATTCGGATGCATCGAGTTTTCCATTATCGTGATTTTCTGCTGCTTCCAAAAGAGTATTGAATACTAATTTCTGTTTCAGAAATGTTTCAGTATTTTCATACAATTCGTCACGATTGAATTTACTCCCATCGAATTCTTTCATTTTAATAAGAGCGTTCTTATACGATTCCTTCAAATTGGAATCGCTGAGATATGTTTTGATTTCGTTCAAAGATGGAACTTCGCCTCTTTTTATATAAAAATCCTTTATGATTCCGACAAC